ATATTCCTTCAGAACGCCATGTTCATCATGTGGTATCGTGTCGTTACTCATATTATTAAAGTAAAGTTGTAGAAGCTCGATTCCGATTCTATATGAAAACAAACGTAGAATTATATTTATATTGATTTATATGTTTTTTATGTACCGTATTACCTGCCCGGGTTACATACCAATGATACAATATCATCTATCTCTGCGATTAAGTATTTAAAGATTTTATTATTTTCAATATAAACGCATAACAATACACATACATATCATTATAACAAACCATCAACAAATAACCAATTTATTCATTAATGTCTTCATCAAAATCAAACTCCGACAATGTGCTCACCATCAAGACGGTTCAAATTGCGCCCATTCGAACTCTGATGACCGCTCTAAAGGATATATTGCTCGAAACCAATATCACGTTCAAAAAGGACGGTGTTCGCATCGTCAACATGGACAAATCGCACACCATGCTTGCGCACATGTTTCTGGCCGCGGAGAATTTTGAAGAGTACGAGTGCCACAAAGAAAAAATCATTATCGGGGTCAACATGTTTCATCTGTTCAAGCTCATCAATTCGATTGACAACGACGACACGCTTACCATGTATATCGAAAACAAGGATTATAACGACGGCATTGTTTCATATCTGGGTTTGAAATTCGAGAACGGCGATATAAAGCAGTGCAAAACGCAAAAGCTGCGTCTGATTGAACCGGAGCCCGAAGAATTGGTTGAACCCAATGTGGTTTTCTCGTCGGTGATTAACCTTCCATCCGCCGATTTCCAGAAAATTGTGCGCGACTTGTCGTGCATATCCGACAAAATCGAAATTAAATCGGTCGGGAATGAACTCATCTTTCGGTGTTCCGGTCAATTTGCAACCGCGGAAGTTACCCGCGTGGAGACGGACGGCAGTATGGAGTTCATTCATAAACAGAACGCGAACAAAATTATTCAAGGCGAATTCTCATTGAAGAATTTGGGCTATTTTATAAAGTGCACCAATTTGTGCAGTCAGATTGAAATGTATTTGGAGAACGACTTGCCACTCGTTGTGAAATACTACGTGGCGAGCCTCGGCGAGATTAAGTTGTGCCTTGCACCGCTTCCGAGCAGTTCATAATTGATAATTGAACCGTTTCACATTGGATGGTTCGCGTATATGGCCCGAAGTTGCCGTTTAGCATTGCGCTTTGTCATCGGGCGTTTCGAGAAACACTTTCTGGAGCTTCGTTTGCACACCCTGAATTTGGCGGTTCGCTTATACGGCCGAATAACGTATGGCATTTTATTTCAACAGTGATTATTTACTTATATAGTTAATAAGTTAATAATTTCATAAATAAATATTAAATAAAAGTAAATAATACATTTTATATCCTTCATTTCATATTTTGTCATCAACCTATAGCATCTATAGCATCATATAAAATAAAAATGAGCGACCCTGAAATCATCGATTTGGACGACCTGGGTGGGATTGGAGGAAAATCGTCATCCAATTTTGGGGGCGGACTCGAATTTCTTATGAATGATAAATTTAAAAATGACAGTGGCGGTGGAGGAAGAGGCGGTGGAGGCGATAGCGGCGATATCAATCTGAACGATTTAGCCGTTTTGGAGAACGAGTTGAATGACTTGTCTGGTTCTGGTGGTGGTGGTGGCGGAGGCGGGTCATCCAAAAGAATAAATCGGGAAATGAAATCTGACATTTTTAGTGTTAGTTTTGGCGGGAGTAGCAGCAGTGATGGCGGGCGCGGCGATGGTGGACGCGAAGGACGCGGTAATGGCAATGAAGACAGCGGTGGTGCTGGGGTCGGCTCGGCTACAGCCGCCACTGGCGACGATAAGCAAACTTGGGACGGGTATGGAAAATTTAATAATGTTCCACTGAACCCCGATGTTCCAGTTGACACTCAGCCGCAGTTGTCAAAAGAGGAGCTATTGAGAGAGAAGTTCAAGCTTATCCGCAAGCTGGAAGAGCTCGAAACAAAGGGAGTCACGCTGACGAAAAAATATTCAATGGAGTCGTCCATGCTGGAGATGAAGGGCGAATACGAGACCCACGTGGAAGAGCGCGAACGAGGAAACAGTAAAAAGTTCCAGTCAAAAATGTTACTCGCGTGCATTACCGGCCTGGAATTCCTGAATAATAAGTTCGACCCGTTCGATTTGAAGCTTGACGGGTGGTCCGAACAAGTGAACGAAAACATTGACGAATACGACGACATCTTTGCGGAACTGCACGAGAAATACAAATCCAAGGCGCAAATGGCACCCGAACTCAAGTTGCTGTTTCAGCTGGGTGGAAGCGCCATCATGCTTCACATGACAAATACCATGTTTAAATCCGCGCTGCCTGGAATGGACGACATCATGCGCCAGAACCCGGAACTCATGCAGCAGTTTACTCAAGCTGCCGTCAATTCCATGTCGTCGTCGTCCCAAGCACAGGGTGGTAAATCCGGGTTCGGTAACTTCATGAACGACATGACGGGTGGAGGTGGCGGTGGAGGCGGTGGATTAATGAGCGGCTTATCAGAAATGATGGGTGGTGGTGGTGGTGGTGGTGGTGGTAATGGAGGCAACGGATCAATTCCGTTCATTTCGCGCCCGCCTCCTCCACCCATGGCAACAAAGAGTGCAAATGCCCCGCCCCCACCAAACCGCCCTGGAGCCGCAATGCCGATCGGCAATCGCCCGGACATTAACATGGGACGCGGTCAAATGAATATGGGCACGGACATTCGCCAGCAGGCGTCCGAATATGATGGCGGAGACCGGTCGCGCCGTCCGGATATGCGCGGACCCAGTGCGGATACGGATATTACCAGCATTCTCTCGGGTCTCAAAACAAAGAGTATTAATATTCAACAACAGCAGCAGCAACAACAACAACAACAACAGCAGCAAGAGCAGCAGGATTCCATGTCATCATCGTTCATGTTTCCAGACGACGCAATCGCATTTGGAGACGATTCGGCATCCATGAGTGGAGTGAGTGCGCCTATTAAAAGCAAACGCAAGCCTCGTTCTGAGCGGAATACAATTAGTTTAAATATCTGAATTTCATCCGAATAATAGTTTGTCAATAGTCGTTCTAACACAAAATGCGCGATGCAATACAATGCCAAGTAGAAATACCACCGCCAAGGTATAACCAAATGACACAGCGAACAGTTTTGAAATTGCCCATGCCGCAATTACGGTGAAAATAACGTCAATATATGCAATATTGAATATGCGATGCGAATGGGGACCTTCACCGGGCTTTCCAAAAAAATCTTTATATTTACAAAGACCGGTCATTGTGGTGAACGCGAGTTATAATCATAAATATTATATATAAGCCATACATATTATATTTATTAATTTTATCAAAATATCAGGCATAAATGTCGAACAATGAACCCGAACAAAAACAAAACCAGTGTATTGCCATTGCCGATAATATGAGAGAATTTACACCCGCAACTGAAGGGCACAAGCGGCCTATTATTATACAACAAACCCATCAACAGCAGCAGCAGCATAAACTCACTCCTCAAATGGAACTCAGCCTTGGTGAAAGTTTGAAACCCCTTGCAATACTGTCACCATCTGACAATGCTAAACGGTATCAAAATGAAAATGACGAACACAACGGGTTACTATTCGAGAGAATGCTACAACCAAACATCGGTCTGAACCCGTTTCTGAACGGAAATACGTATATCAACGACATCATTGTGCAAAACACATTGCTGCGAGGGGAAGGCGGGCGATGACCACACTTCAACGCATTATCTCACTATAAATTCTCAATCGCCGTCTTTTTGCCATGACAGTCACGGCAGAGCGCGACCAAATTGTCAATATGATTCGTTCCACCATGTTCCAGCCGCATGACATGGTCGACTTCATACCATGCAGGCAGCTGACGCTTGCAATGATTGCATTTCCACCCTTGTTGCGCCGCCACGAATTTCTTTTTCGTTTCACTCACGCATCGTTTCGTGGATGTTTTTCCAGATGTCAGCACTTTATTTTGTTTTTGATTCATCTCGTTGCCGGAACCGGAACCGCCTCCGGAAAATCGAACGTTTTTTATCCCACCGCCACCGCCACTGCCGCCACCGCCACCACCTCCTACTCCGCCACCACCCCAACCACCGCCTCCTCCGCCTCCACCACCAAAAAATGCAGTTTTGTTCGTAAAGTCTAAAAACGGACTTATCATGTCCGCCGTATCCTTGCTTACCGGCATGTATTTGATAATATCGTTTGCATGCATAAACATGGACCGCGACTGGTCCGGGTTCTTCTTTATGAACAGGTATATCGACAGTCCTATAAATGCAAATGTCGCCATTTTCACGTATTTCTGCGAGGACTGCAGCGATTTCAAGAACTTGCCGTCATAATACGTATTTGCAATTAGGAATGCGGTAATCACAAAGATAATGTATTCCGGTTTCATTTTAGTTTATAATTATTTATAATTATGAAAAATTATGAAAATATGAAAATAATAATATGATATTAAGTTTATTATATTATAATTTATTTTAAATTATTTATAATAGAGTGAATATGCGCAGTAAATGCTCACCGTAAGCAGTGTTATATATACAAGACTCTTCCTATATTTAAATTCTTCAATGATTGATATTTCTCTCGGTTTATAGTGTGCATAATATGCGTTTAATGCGTCCGTCATAGATACTTCGTCCTTGTGTAGATCGGCATTCACCTTATTGTGAATGAAAACGACCCAGCGTAAAAACGCCTCGCGCGTATCCAAATACGGCGTTACCGGGAACTTGTCGAGCAGCGCGCTAAATCGGTTACCGATTGCATAATTCGGCAAAAATAGCGGCAGGTTCTGTATAAAGTCGTAGTATTTTTTTCGCGTCACGCCATTTGCGTGGACGGGATAATTTGTCGCCATGGTCATCAGTACGAACCAGTAATGTGGA